CCCTTCAAAAGAGCTTCAGCCACTTTTGTAGGGATTGCGTCGGTTGCCTCTTCGAGGTCCGACGAAAGGACCAGACCGTCAGCGACTGGTTTGACCTTTGAGATCAGGTTTAGGTATAGCCAAGCCTGATCTGCCCGTTCAAGTCCAGCTACTGCACTTGGATGAAACCGCAGCCACTCCCTAAGGCAGTGGCCTGCTGGTTGAGTGATTATAACTACCCACCAGGGAGTTGTAGTCACTATTCTCGCCTTGCCACCGGGTTCCGGTATGGCAATCGAGCGCGCCGGGATGGAGCGGAGTACCTCCCCATCCATCCCGATAAAACCCTTTTCGACAGCGGTATAAACCGCTGCCGCAAAGAGCTGTCGACCGAGGGCCTCATCGAGGCCCCCATAGACATTGAAACGAATGAACTCCAAGGAGACACTCTTTTCAATATCGATCTCTCCCATGACTTCAGTCATTGGGAGCGGTCGTTCGCGACACCAGCACTGGAAGCGCTGGTATCCCGATCTCTCTCTCAGGGTAACCCCGAAAGGGAGCCTGAGGATCCCTGTCTTAAGACAACGGGTCCTCAGCAGGCTGAGACCCTCTCGAAGAATCTCAGTCCTACGACCACCATCTAAGATAGTGGAAGTTAACGACCCAGCACCGCTTAGCGATATATGGGCCGTGAAGTCGGGGAGTGGCTTAGCTACTCGCCCGACTTTAAGACCAATTTGGGACGCAGTCCTTTCTATGGTCTTAAGGGTTCCTTCGTCTAAGACGAATTCATCCTTAGTCGTTGTCTTGAACTTTGAAAGTGCTTTGACAACCTTACTCTTCCCCCCAGCTACAAGCTGGCGGGTTGAGACCAAGTGAGCGATCGCTTCAGCGTCGCGCTTGTTACCTAGGCCTTCGCGGATTATCCGCTCTAGCTTAGGATAACGTAGGAGGAACCTAAATAGGTTCCCCCTATGTAGCGATGGATCTCCCTCGGTTTCACCGCGGGAGATCCTGATCCAACAGACGTTTGTGAATTCTTTCCAATCGTCTGTTACAGAGTCGGCACCATAGGTTCCGACTTTGAGGACACTACGGAGCAGATGATTCTGCACCGATTTGTTTTCTTCTAAGAAGAAATCAGTGTCGAAAAGGAGGAGGGAATCTAAGATTCCTCTCACTTCTTCTTCTAGCCTCACTATCTCCTTAAGGGGACGTGAGGCCAGTATTCTCGCAGACCTCGGGCTAAGCCCAAGATCGGAGGAGAGAGTCGTCGTCAGTGCCTGACGACCCTCTACGGTTAGGAAGCCTCCCTTTCTAGGGACTTTTCCTATCCTACGGCCACCTCTACACTTAAGTGTTAAGAGACTGGCCGACCTACCCGGCAACTTAAAGTCGCCGTTAGGATATGTCAAAGGCAGTAACTGCCTTTGACAGAATGGACGGCTTCCTGCAGGGACCCTAAGGTTTCCTGCTTGGAAAGTTTCCATTCAA